ATGCCGTTTATAGCAAGGATTAAAGACAGGTATAATCAGCGTGTAGAAAAAGTTGTTTGCAATTCCATAGACCCATTTACGCAGGATAAAAAGAAAACAGCAAGGGATAACGACGTTTTCAAAATGATGGAGAAACAGCGCATAGCGACACTTCAGCATGAAAGCGGAGTAAATATTGAGCAGTTCAAGGACGACGACCCCGAAGATGAGAACGAGGTGGATATGGAGTACGGGTTCAACTACAAAGAACGTGAAGAAGTATTGATGGAAAACGGTATCGAGATTGTTTTTTATGAAAATGACTTTGATGGCGTAATAAAGGACAGGTCGCTGATGGACACCATTTGCGCAGGCTATTTGGTAAGCGTGGTTGAGGTAGACAACAACTCAAGGGTTAAGATACGTAATGTCCGCCCCGAAAACTTCATCGCCTCATCGAGCGAATATTACGACTGGCGTGACTGGCAATTCATGGGTGAGATATATTTTATGTCCATCATGGATATTAGGCAAAAGTACCCAAGCAAGGTATCAGAGCAAAAACTATTTGAATTAGCTAAATCGCAACGGGGCAAGAATAATAACCCCGATACATGGTCATTTGAATGGTCTGAATACTTTACCAACTCCCCGTCAAGACCCTATGACAACTTCCGGGTTAGCACCGTTATACTTTACCTGAAAACGCTAAATAACATTACTTATTCCGTTGAGCAGGACAGGTTCGGTAAAGAAGTGCTGAATAGAAAGTATGCTAAAGTGCCCGAAAAGGAGTATATAGACAGCCCTGCTTACGAGGTCACCTATACAGGCGTTTGGATAACAGATACCGATTACCTGCTTGAATGGGGGTTATCAAAGAACATGGTTAAGCCCGAAAAGAATTTGACAGAGGTGTATTCGCCCTACGTTATCTATATGCCCGACAATAGCGCATTAGGTAATAAACCATTGGCAGAAGCTATGATACCGTCCATTAAGATGATGCAGTTAATTTATCTGCAACAACAGAAGATAATCGCATCCGCCGCCCCTGATGGATTTAAGGTAGATATTGCTTTTATGAGCGATATAACTTTGGGTGAAGGAATGGCAGATTTGACCCCGTTCCAATTGTATAAGATTTACAAGCAAACAGGTATTCAATACTATAAATCTATTGAAGATGACGGTGATGGGCAAAGGAAAGCGCCCATTGAACCTGCAAATGTGCCATTCTCATCAAAGCTGGATCAGCTAATGAACCAGTGGAATATGCACTATGACATACTTAGCAGGATTGTTGGCGATAATCAGCTTGCTTCGGGGCAGATAAGCAATCAGGCGGTAGGTAAAGAAGTTATGCAGAACGCTAAGCAAATAGCACAGTCGGCAAGCAATTTTCTATATGATGCGTTCCTAAACAGCAAGCAACGGGTGGCTAAATTGGTGCAAATCATGCTTTGGGATATGTTGGTATTCGGCAAAAAGTATGGCGTATTATCTTATGACGGGTATGGACGTGCTTTGGGAACTGATAAGATTGAGAACCTGAAGTTAGAGGCAACCGATGACTTAGGTAAAATGGCATTTGATGTGATGATACAGGTAGTTTTGGATGAGCAGGAACAGGCTAATTTGAATAACGATATTAACCAGGCTCTTGCGCAGAAACAAATTGAGTTCCATGATGCCGTTGATATACGCAGGGTAGCGCAGACAGATTTGAAATACGCAAGCTATCTAATGGCAGCACGAATTAAACGCCGTAAAAAAGAGGCAGCGCAGGAGGCGCAACAGAACATACAGCAACAGGGGCAGTTAAACGCCCAAAACGCACAGGCTAAACAGCAAGGCGATATGCAGACCCAGCAAATGATTCACGCTAATAAGATGGAGTTGGAAGATAAGAAACAGCAAGGTGTGGCTATGCAGGAGGATTACAAGTTTAGCGGTGCTTTGAAAACGGCTATTGCTACGACTATATTGCAGAAACCGGGGGCGAAACTATCGGATATTCCAGATTTTATTTTTGCGGGGTTAAACATTACGAATGCCGCACAAAAACAAACGGTGCTTGATGCAATGCAGGCTATGGCTAAAGGTGCAGCATTACAACAGCACCCCGATAATCAGCAGGAGGCTACGCCTCAAGAGGCTCAGGGGCAGGGGCAACCGGCTTAGTGCAGGAATTGGGTAAATACAATAAACCAACCTAATATGGCTAATATAATTGCAAATCCCCTGAATCCCCAATAATATGGTGCTGTATTTGGATAGCTAAAAGCCGCTAACGTAAATACTATGGTGGATATAATTATCCAAAGTTCGGTGATGTTCATGTAGGGTTAACAATATCTAACTTGTATTGTTTTAATAAATCTATACAACTCAAGTAAGCATCTTTATGAAATTCATATAGGCTATCAAAATTATTTACACCAAAATATCTATTTACAACCCATCCTTTTTGTTTATAATCAGTACCTATTTTGCCAAATATAACTGTAAATACAACCCTATCATCATCTCTGCTTATCTCCGTTTCAAAACCAAAATTGAGTTTGTGTATTAGATTTACAAACTCCATGTATGCGCCAGTTAATGTACCCTTTTCCATATTCCTTTAATTTTAACCCACCTACACCCACAGCGTAAGCATATCTTAGTCGAAGCAAATCGGTATGATACGCATTGATGGTTTAGTAGGTAGCAGAGTAGGCGGTTCATCTAACTACCGCTTTACAAATACCCCAAACAATAATAATTATTCCTATTCCGTATAGGATGCCGATTAAGATAGGGATTGTCATATTAGTAAACTTTGTATATACTTTTAATATCTTTATTTTTAAACGCATCAATTTCTGATTTTATATAATCTTCGCAATCAGAAATAGAGTAATTATACTGATGCCCGCTTCTGTAACAAATTGGTGGTTTTTAATATTCATATCTCCATCCGTACCAATGAAATTTTTGAATATAAAAATGCGTAATACCCGATGTGTTTACTACTTTTTCAATTCTAAATTTCGGGGTTAAAACCATTTTAAAATATTTTTTCATATCCAATTAAACCGTTTAAAATTCCAAGTTCTTGCATCATTTAACTCACGTATTGAAACGGCATATTCATATTCAAATCTTGCCTGACATGCTAATGTATATATTTTTCTCTTAGACTTATGCCAATCCCGTGACACCCACTTCTCATGGGCTATTTTAATTGAAACTTCGCTCATATCTTAAACCTAAATAAAATATATTGCCAAAATGAGCTTCTAAGTCGTTCAAGTATGTTACTACACGCTTGGTACTTAATGGTCATCCTATCTAATTGTTCTTGAATGTCAAAAACTTCTTTCTCATACTCATCTCTAATTGCATCAACCCTTAATAAGTGGTCTTGTTCTCTTTGGGTTAAATCTGTTTCTTTTTCAGCGAATTTGTGATACGCAGGATACTGCATTATAGTATCCATATCCAAATTCCACAACTTACCATTATGCTTGATGCAAGGAAATGTATACTTTGTCGCGTTATGAACCAAACTTTTATTGTAATCACCCTCTTTGTATGTTTTCATTTCAATCTTTTAACATGTTTACCCTGTAAGTCCTGTATTTTTAGATGAATTTTAGTTATTTGGTCAACCAATGGCATCATTTTTTCTATGATTGTATATGACTTTTTATTTGGGTCAGTATATTTTAATCCCATATTAGGCACGTTTTCTTTTTGCTCGTCAGTCCTACCAACAGGTATTAGTATTTTTGCTATGCTTTTACTTTTCATAACATTCATTTGGTGTTAATGGGTATTCACGCTTCAACATTTCATCCATACTTTTAAAAAAATCAAAACTACCTAAAATCTCATAGGGCTTATTAACGCCTCCGTAAGAAACTTTTTGCATTAAAGGCGTTGTGCCTATGTTTATTTTTTCAGTAGACAAAGCCAAATCAACATGGTTATATAACACAAGCCATTGGTCAAAAGATAATAATTCAACTGCTATATCCCTCATGTTTATCAAAAAACCGTGAGTAACAAACATCTTTACGATATATTCAGGCGTATATGTAAAACCTAATTGAGTAAATTTAGCATCCAGTCGGTACGCCAAATAATCCTTAAACAAATCAAGCCGCTGGTTTATTTGAGATAGGGTCATATCTCAAAAGTTATCCCCAACTCTTTACCAATAAGTTGCAGCATGGTTAGAGAAGTGCTTTTTTTACGCCCACTTTCAAGCCCCGCAATCGTGTCTACCGACATATTTAACTTAACTGCTAATTGAGCCTGATTTTTATACCCTTTGGCTATCCTTGCCTCTTGTATTTGCTTGCCTATAATCGTTTGTTTGTTTTTACTCATTTTATAATTTAAAAAAAGGCGAACTCAATATCGCATCTCGTTCGCCAACCTAAACCTGTATCACAATAAAATAAAGGTAAAACATTATTTTCAATATTGCAATAGCAATACTATAAAAATGTATAATTAATTAATTGTATCGCTTATTTATATTTGTTACCAAACAAGCCGAATATTGAGGATAGCACGGACTGATAAATCATAAAAAATGGCAGAACCGACTAATGACCCCTGGCAGACCGTAGCAAGCGGCACACCAACCCTTATAGAGCAACCTATTGTGGATAATACCCCTGCAAGCACCGAAACTACATTGGTAGAATCAGTGCCGGTTGTAGAGACTCCAATAGTAGAAACCCCCGCAACTCCAACAGAGCCGCAAGTTCGTGAAGTAATAAAAGAGGTTGAGGTCATTAAAGAAGTACAACCAACCTTTACCAACGAAACATCCCGTAAGATATACGAGGAGTTGCAAGCGGGCAAAGAAGATGCATTGGCCAATTACCTTGAAGAAAAACGGCGCAACTACGATAATATGTCCGATATGGACGTTATCAAGTGGAATTTACGCAAGGTTAATCCTGAATGGAACGACAAGCGTATCGATTTAGAGGTTAAGTCTAAATACGGAAAATCATTTGACCGTATCGACGTAGCGCAAATTGACCCTGACGACACATCGGCAATCGATAAGGCTAACGCCCATAACGATGCGGTAGAATCAGCATTAGACCTATTGGCTATGCATGGCTCAGATGCCCGTATCGCATTAAATAAACAAAAAGAAACCATAGAACTGCCTAAAATACAACAGCAAGCACCCGCTGAAACGCAACCTGATGAGCAAGCACTCGCAGCACAGCGTAAAGAATGGGAGCAGTATGTTGACAGCACAATGCCAACCGTTGATGATTACAAGTTTGAAGTAGAGGGCGAGGAAGTTCCCTACAAGATAACCGAAGAAGAACGGGCATTAATGTCAACAGAAATGCGCAACTACGACCCTGCTAAAACATTTACAGAAATGGGTTGGCGAGATGAATCGGGCAAACTTAATCCCGCAAGGATAGCAAAGGATATGCACCAGTTGCGGAACATTAAGAACATTGTCACATCCGCATTTACCGCAGGGAAAGAGGCAGGTAAAAAGGCAGTTATAGCCGAAGATATTAAGAACCTCAACTTTACGCCGGGTACAAGCGGACAGAGGGGGGCGCCAAAAAATCCGTGGCAAATGGTGGGAGATAGGAACAATTAATCAAACCACTTAAAAAGAAAACAAAATGGCAATACCAGTTACCACCCCAGCAAGTTATAGTGCCCCACAGGTCACCCGTTCGGGGCTAATCAATATATTGAACGTCGTAAACGTACACGCTTACGAACAGTTCTTACAAAAATTTAATTTCTTGCCCTATATGCTCGTTTCAGAGTTGGAAGGCAATGAGATGGAAAGTACCAACAAACAGTTCTTATGGTATGAAGAACACGGTCGCAACATGGATTATGTCGCCTCGTCAAACACCCAAACAGTATCAGCAGGTGCAGCGATTACCTTAACGGTAGCAGCAGGTTACTATTGGGGTTCGGGAACAGTATCTTCACCTGATGTTGGCATGAAAATCCGTAATGCGCAAACGGGCGTAGAACTTGAAATTACCGCAGTTAACAAAGCTACTGCAAATGCTCACACCGTAACAGCAACACCGTTTAACACAACTGATAATGCATCTTACGCAATAGGTAATGAGTTTTTGGTTATGGGCTATATTGCAGTTGGCGAAGGTAGCGGCAAAACCAATACCCGTATCAAAACAGTTGATAAATACAGCAACTTTGTAACTCAGTTACGTAAGGACGCTGATATTACCGACCAAGGTTTAGCTGAGAAGATCGAGTTTGAATTTGATGGTCGTTACGCATGGGATTATTTCCAAGCAGCAAACGACAACTTAATGGCGCTATATGAGCGTGAATACCTGCTTATGGAAGGTAAACAAGCCAACCAGTTAAGTACAGGCGAAAGCTCTACCAACGGTATTATACCACAGGTACAGGCTAACGGTATCAACTTAACTTATAACACGTTTGGCGTCGCTTCAACATTAGGAGGCATGAGCCGTGCATTGGATAGCATGGGCGCACCGGGTGAGTATGACATTCTGCAAGACAGCTACGCTTCTCAGGATATGCAGAACTCACTATCTACAGAGTACAACAACGGCGCTATCATTTATGATAACAACGGGCGTACAGGTGGCGGTATCGATTTCAAACGTGACTTTAAATCTATTCAGATTTTCCGTCGTAAGTACAACTTGATACCTTACAGCATATTTGATGAGCAGACTACTTTCGGTTCGTCAGGCTTAGGTTTACGTCAAAACTTCTCATTGTTTATCCCTCGTGGTAAGAAAATGGGCGGAGAGGGCGATAACTTAGCGCAATCACAGGTTATGTTACCTCGCTTTACCGTGATGTATCAAAAACCCGGTGGCGTGAACAACCAAAAATGGCATTATGCTGAAACAGGTTTGTTTGCAGAAACACCAACAAGCACAACTGCTGAGAAAGTACGTACCATCATTGGCTATTTTGGCGCAAGGGTGAACGGGGCATCACAGTATGCTATTTTAACAAAAACAACTTAATATTAATTAGGGGCGTGGCGAGAGTTGCGCCCCTATTAAAAAACCAATATGGCAGGCAATCCCAATTTCGTAAAAAAGTCAGCACCAGCAGCGGTATTGACCAAGCGTACACGCAAAACCTTTGAATTATTCCCTATAAACTCATCCGCAATACCAACGGACGGTAAAACAGGCGAAAAGCGTTCACCCTATCCCGCTATCAAAGGCGTGGCAAATGGCGGACATGCTATAAACCCTGAAAGTGGATTATTAGAGGAGTGGCGTTACATACACTCATTCCAAAAGTCAATTTGGGTTAAAGACCAGCCTGATGAGTTATCATTATCGCAGATAAATGATAGCAGGAACGATTTACAGTTCAAAAAAGGATTGCTTCATGTTGATAGTACTGAACCCGCTAAATTGGCGGCGTTAGAGGTGCAGGATGCATTTGCAGGCTGTAAAAATAAATATAACATCGGACACCCTGCCGTTTATTTCCTGATAGACCAGGAAGAGCACAATAAAAAGGTACAGGAAGGTTTGGACAGCGCATTTGAGGCTGAGAAGGCTGCCCGTGAGATGACCGAAGAAAAGATGCTATCAATTGCCTCATTATACGGTATTGATACAGAGCAATCTTCACATTCAATACGCACCTTATTGGTGTTAAAATCAAAAGAGAACCCAAGTGCGTTTATGCGCTCGTTGTTAGACCCTAAAGTTGAAGTTCGCTTTAACTTCTTAAAGGCATTGCAGGCAGGCGTAATAAATACAACCATTATACAAGGACATGTAAGCTGGGAAACAGGCGCCGTAATCTGCAAGATAGATACTGGCAGGGACGCTGTTGACGAATTAACAGCGCAATGGAGTAATGGCGATGAAAAAGTAAAAGAAGCGGCGAACCGCATTAAAGATATGGTTACAGCGGAATAAGTTTAGTTAGTTTTCATAATCGGAGGCGGGAATGTAAAAAGTTTCCGCTTTTTTGTTTAATGAAAATTTGTATATTTGGTACATGGCAAAACCGTTATCCATAGACCAAGCATACAGCAGGCTTAAATACAGAGCCGACAAAAATGGCTATAACGGGTACATATCGCCTGACGACTTTAATCTACTTTTCCCCGCAGCAGAGATTTCATATTTCAACAAACTGTATGAGCGTTACCCTATGGACAGGCGATCAAGCGAGGGATTAAGCGTTTTTTCAGCAACAAGTACGCTAACAATTGACAGTTCAGGACATGCGCCTATACCTACTAATTTGTTACGCATAGATACCATATCGGCAAGCGGTATTCCTGTTACCAAAGCAGAGAAAAACGAAGTGCCAAGTTACCTATCATCTGCCTTTGACGCCCCTACTGTTAACAACCCTATTTACACGCCATATCCCGCATATTTGCAGTTCTATCCTATAACGTTAAGCTCTGCTAATTTGGATGCCTTATATATGCTTACAACATCTTTTTGGGGATATACATTGGCAGGTTCAATAACTACGGTTGGCACATTGGTTGGTGGCGCTGCTTATACTAACGGGACATACCTTTCCGTACCATTGCAGGGCGGTATTGGCAATAACGCTACGGCGAACATAACAGTTGCGGGCGGTGTGGTTACAAGCGTGGTTATACAGAATACAGGCATCGGCTATTTGGTTGGTGATGTTTTATCAGCACCGAATACCTCAATAGGCGGTACAGGTGGCGGTTTTTTAATTAGCGTCGCTACGATAGCTGTTAATAACAGACCTGTTTATTCAGCACAAAATAGCGTTCAACCACTTTGGAACACAGTTGATATAGACCAAATAATATATTTATGTTTACGGGATATTGGGGTTAATACTGGGGCGCAAGACGTCGAGCAATTTGCCGATACATCAATGCAAATAGTTAAATAACAATGGCAGGCACAACATATCGTTCAATTTCCGAAGTAGCCCTCACCACTTTTTACAGAGGTGTACCGCCTGCTGATGCAAAGTTCCGTTTGAATTTTGTAGCGCAGGTAGTAGCTGAAGAAATTGCGGCAAAGGCGACACGTAATGCTTTTGAGAACTCAAATTCGGGTGAAACTACCTTCAGCAACGATATGTTCATTTCGACATATACAGCTTTGCCTGTCTTGTATGATTCTGTGCTGAAAGTGAAATATACCACACTTCCAGCAACACCTGCCGCTTTGCCAAATAATCAGGAAATTCAAGCGGTAATACCTAATGGCGCACGAAACGTACAGGTTATACCGATAAAAAACAAGGATAGGTTCATGCAAAACTTTCTGCCAAAGATAGGGGGTGTCGTGTTATACTATATCCAAAATAACCGAATTGTATATGATAACTTTACAGAGTTTTCATTTGGTTCGGTAAATATTAATATGATTGGTTCAATACCAAGTGGTACTAATCTACTCGACACAATCATTAATTGCCCTAAGAACTATGAATCGGAAATTGTCGCTTCGGTTGTTCAGCGACTTATGATGACCGAGCAAAAGCCACGCCCTACTATTGAGAATTTACAAACTAATCCGAATTAGAGATGTTGACTAAACCACTCAAGCAGATTGTTGCCGATTTCTTACTCTCAGCAGACCTAAGTGACCATGCATTCACAAGAATTTACCACATCGGACGTAGGTGCATAGAAAACGAATTTAACCTCGATATAATGGGTGGGTTTAGAACGGTTGTTTTAGATATTAACCCTAACAAAACGGTTGAGATACCAACATGGTGTACTAAGTTTTCAAAGATAGGTTTAATCAACGAAATTGGCGAAATAGTGCCTTTAAAGCTAAATGACCAATTAAATACCTATCATGGTATATACTTTAATCAGACCGACAGACTTGCGGGGCTACCTAGAATAAACAATTTTTCTTATTCAGATGCAGTCCCTACGGGTTACCCTTATGGCTTTGGTTTGACCTACCTTAATTTTTATTCAGGCGGCACATCATTCAACCTTTACGGGGCATCGGGCGGTACGCCAACAATAGGACGTTACAATATTGACATTCAGAACGGTATAATCGTAATAGATAGTAAATTCCCGTATTCTCAGGTAGTTTTTGAAGGTATGACCGATGGATTTGATGATGAAACAGGGGATTATATGATACCTATTGATTGTGCCGAAGCTATGGTCTATTGGTTAAGGTGGCAAAATATGGCTGATTTGCCTAAGAAATACCCCGCATCTTTATGCAAAAATGCAAGACGGGAGTACTACAACGAAAAACGCAAGTCAAAAGTTCGTATCAATCCTGCAAATATCACCGACCTGCAAAATGCAGAACGGGCAAGTTGGAAATTAGTAGCTAAAGCGTAATGGAGATAACAGACTTAATTGCGCCCGCTAACGGAGGACTGAATCAGGACGATGCCATTGAGTATATCGAGGGTAATATCGATAGCCCGTTACGCAGAAACCTACGCACATCAGGTACAGCCAATCAGCAAGCAGGTAAATCCACTTCCATAGAGGATATGGTTGCCATAGGCGGCGCTTTACTGCCCGGAATTAACGATGTTATAGGTGGAAATAAATTTACCGATACAGGACAGATAATAGCCTTTAGGTATAACTCAAACGGGAATAACGAGATTTTGCTATATGATAATGCTACGAATACTTTATCTGTTATCTATACCGACTTAACAAATTCAGCGGGCGAAACATTACTACCACTTAATCCTCAGAATTGGGTTAATTGTGAACTGATAAACTCAACATACCTTGTGTGGTGGGCTAAAGGCTTAGAAGTCGGATATTGCAACCTTAAAACCCTCGCATCAGGCGGGTATGGTACTGTTTTGCCCGAAGACCTATCCCTCTTAAAACCACAATGCCCATTTCCGCCAACAGGTACTTATGGGAACGATGCGGGACAGCCTGCCAATTACCTTTTTGGCTATCTGCCTCAATTCAATTGCCAATACATTAACGCTGATTACAATTATTCAGCATGGAGTACATGGAGCGCAAGGGTTGTTCCGTACCAACAAAATACACCGATAGCAGGAGCTGATGTTACGCAGAACAATTATATTATTGTTTCAGTATACATGGGCAGCATAAGGGTAGTTACTACCAATATTGCAGCTCGTTTTGGTACAGACAGTTTCTACATCATTAAAAGTGTGGATAGGGCTTATGTGTTGGCATTACCAAACACATCTGTAAGCGTAGCAACAGAGGTTTACGAGGCATACGACCCATCAACCAACTTGTACAGTTTCGCTTTTTATAATAATTCAGTTAAGATACCTGTTCCTGATACACAGACGAACCAAACTTACGACTATATATGGCCGTCCGAAGCAGGGGCAAAGATTAACGGAAACTACATTGCTTTAGGTAATTTTTCTACACTTTATCCTCGTCCATCTGTGCAGATCGTGGCAGGGGCAGTTGGGTATAACCCAAATATCACTATACCATTAACTGGGCGAACCAATCCTTTTAAAATCACAGGGGCATTTTATGGCGAGTCCAATAGTGGTGAGGGAAACCATAAACGCCTAATGACATTAACGGTAACGGGTATTCCCGTGACAGGCGATGTTATTACGGTCACAGATGCTGACATACATAATGCTTCGTCTACGCTGACCTATTCGTATACTGTGCCATCTTCTCAAACAGGAAACTTAGGTGCTGTGGTAGCTTCTTTTGCGGCTAAATTACCTAATTCAAGCTATGCAATGAATGGCAGTAGTTATACCATTGATTGGGTAGACCAACCGTATTACGGGATGCAATCAAATAGCATTCAATTATTTTATGCTGGCGCAACGGTAGCAAATTCTATCCCAACAGCATTAGATAATACAGTATATCAACTTGCCTTGTCGTTCCGTGACAGCAAGCAACGTTTTTTACCGCTTTGTACGGACAATACTTATATCATACCAACCCCGTCTTATGCACAGGTAAACGGCAACGCCATACAAATCACATGGGCTATTCAATCAGCGCCACCAACAGGTGCTGTAGATGCGCAATGGGTTATTACAAAGCCACCAGTTGATAAATTGCTCGATGTTTCGGGGGTAGTTGTTCACTATATATCAAGTTGGGATGCGAAAGCGAACTCGCCATCACTATCACTAACAGGAACGTATAATGTTGGTGACACCTATCAGATAACGACCCCTTGCGACCCGACAGATACAGCACATTACACCAATTTAGGTAACGGCGAGGCTTACAACACATCCGACTATATTATGTGGAACGGTAAGTTTTGGGGGATAATCAATAAGGATTTTGGGGATTTGACAAGTACAGGCAGTATACTTGCATTTTGCATAAACCCACTCAACCTGTTCAATCAGCAATATTCAAATGAGGGTGTAAATACAGTACTTTCATACGATTATGCAGCAGGGGACAGGTGTACCTTACATTACTACATCAACGGCGGTTCACCTGTTTACATTAACAACCCTTGCGTAAATCTTTCCGTTTTAGGCTTTGACCCTACAAACTATCTTGTTAAGATGGAGAAGTCTGCAACGTTTGATACAAGCGCATTAGATGGGCTAAACACCTTTCTTCGTCTTTACTCACCTTCGCCAAACAATCAGGCAGCATCAACAAATCAAAACACAACAGTTTGGTACGAGATAGGGGATTTAATAACCATAACAAACGGCGCATTTGACAAAACAAGCGGCATAATTAATGACGGTGGCGCATATTATAAGACAAGGGTTTACGAAGATGCAATTTCGCCATATTCAAACCCGCCGATTGAATACCTTGCTACCGACTTGAACTATTCAGATTTTTACCAATCAGCATTTAGTAGTTTTGGTCGTGTCCGCACTTATTACGACGAATTGGAACAAACAGATAGGGCGGCATCAATAATTACCAGTCAGGCATATATTACAGGAAGTAAAGTAAACGGATTAAATACTTTTTATCAGGGCAATATATATGGCGACGGTGACGGTGAAACATCTTCATCAAAGGGCGGTATTATGGTATTATGGCAGCGTGGCGATGTGTTATTGGCTATTCAGAAACAATCTATATTCTATATTCCCGTAAATATTACCTACACCCAACTAAACGCAGAAGATGAACAGGAAAGCATATCCAATAAATTGCTAAATAACGGTAGGTATGAGGCTAAAGAAATAGGTATAGGTAACTTTAAGGAAAGTTTTTGTACCCGATTTGATGTGGCATATATGATTGACGGCAATAATTTTCTGCCTGTTAAAATAGAATCTACCGATGTTTTGCCTATCCCTAAAAAGATGTCTAAGTTCTTTAAAAGCGCAATCAGGCAGGCGGCATTATCGGGTGTTAAGATACCACAATACTACAATGACTTTTACGAGGAATTACTAACCTGCATACAGGCTCAGTCAAGTGTTGTCGTTCTTTGGACTTTTAACAATACAGACTGGCAGGTAGCAAACGCTTATACCATTCCTCCAAGTGGCATATCAGATGTAACTAACCCCACAAATGCAACCGTTTCATATAACGACACAACAGGAATAGCTACATACACCCCAACAGGAGCATTCGTCGGAAATACTGTCGGCACGTTTCAATTCAACCCCGGTTCGGGTGTTGTAACGCAGAATGTTTGCCTTACGTGGATAGCAGGGACGACTACGGTTAATCCTTTCTCATTTACGCCATTGGTAGGATTGCCACTAAGCACTTTGGAAACGTCCAATTCAATATCAGTTTCAGGGAATAATGTCCCCGTTGCAATTAGTATAACAGGTGGGCAGTACAGCGTAAATGGTGGTGCTTATACATCTTCGCCGGGTACTGTTAACCCGAATGATACGGTTACGGTTCAAGTTACGACGAGTTCAAGCCAATCTACACAAACCAATGCGGTATTAACCGTATCGGGCACAAGCGGGACTTTTAGCGTTACAACAGGCAGTGAAACGGTTAACCCTTTTTCATTTACTTCCCTTACTGGTCAAAGTGAAAATACTTTAGTTACATCAAATGCTATAACTGTTGCTGGTAATACATTACCTGCACCTATATCGATTACAGGAGGTCAATATAGTATTAATGGATCCGCTTATACGTCTGTAACCGGAAATACAAATGCAGGCGACGTTGTGACAGTTCAACTAACGACTTCATCATCATATAATACACCCGAGTCAGCTACACTCACAATCGACGGTCAAAACGGTACATTCACGGCAACAACAGCACATATACAAGCATTCTCATTTACACCTGTAAATAATGCACCATTAAGCACACTCGAAACATCAAATAGCATAACTGTTATGGGTGCTGATATTTCACCTATCCCAATTAGTATAACGGGTGGTCAATATAGTATTAATGGAGGCGCTTATACAAGCGCAAGCGGGACTACCAATATCGGGGATGTAATCACCGTTCAAGTAACATCAAGTGCAAGCAATACAACTATTACTTCTGCAACACTTACAATACTTGACCAGTCGGCTACTTATAATGTAACTACGCTGGGTGTAGCAGGGGCAACAGGAATATTGGTTATAGATATACTAACGAATACTACTATTAATGCTTACGCTTATGTAAATACACCGGGTGCAACAGCAGTTTATCAGCAGCCAGTTTACACAGGTCAGAACTTCTTACCATATGGAAGTACTGATGCTGCAAATGCATGGGCATTATCAAGTGACTTTAATCCGCCTCAACCCACAAGAAGATTTGAATTTAACATACAGAAGTTAATAGCTAATTATCCTGCCGAGCCTACATTTACATTTATTATAGCGGGGCGTGATACTTCTGCAAGCACAATAAATGGTGCTTATGTAAACCAGTCAGCATCCAATAGTAATATGATAATGAACGGTTCTTCTGGTACGTATTTGCCATCTGTTAGCGGTACTGAATTAGCCTCAACCTCATATAGCGGATACGCAGTTGTTGCAGGTGCAAACGGAACGTATGGTATAGGAGTTGGCGCAGAAATTATTAAATTTGTATATAACGTTTCCGCTCAAACAATAACAGTTAGCGTATAGATATGGGTTACTCAGCGATACAATATCAACCAATAGCGGTAACCCTTACCACCGAAGCAAATTCGACAGGGTGGAGCGTGTCGGGTCCGGTAGCAACCCATAGTAGCTGCCAAGCGGGTAATATAACCCTATTATCATACCCCGTAACCGCAGGGCATATATACCAAATATCCTATCAGATTTTAAACATATCTGGCGGGTATGTACAAGCTAATTTAGGTGGGGAAGTTGGTATCAGCAGGACTACAACTGGCCTTTTTGTTGAAACTATAACAGCAACATACAATGGGTATGTGTTATTTTACTCTAACGCCAATTGCTCAATACAGGCATTTAATATTAGCGATAAGACGCAACAAGCGGGGACAACATTAGCCTATAACCCATCACAAGAGAAATGGAGCGATTTCAGGGACTATTATCCTGATTGGGGTATATCTTTGTATGAGCAATCATTGGTGGCGGGAAGTGGGGCATTTTACGTATCAAACAACGGTCAGGCTGGTAGTAATACATACTTTGGTGGCGTGTCTTATCCGTCAATCATACAGTTGGTATGTAATGGTCAACCAAAAGAAGTTAAGACCTACAAGTCATTATCTGTTCAGTCGGATCAATTGTGGGTGACTACCGTTGGCGGGATCACAACATCGCTTGGTCAAATAAGCGATTTAGAAGATTTGGATTTCGTTAAGGGGATACTGTCAGATTCGAGTGGCAGTACAACGATTTATACTAAAGAGGGCGTTTATTCAGCTCAATTTCTACGGGATAAAAACACGGATTTACTTAACGGCGATAAATTGAAAGGCAATTGGGCGTTAATAACATTGACTACAGGAACGGGTAATTTGCCTGTTGCATTGTTTACGGTTGAAGTTAATGAAAAAATTAGTAAAATTGGCGTAAGATGAGCGAAATACAAGTCACGAAAGAAACCTGTACGCCTACCGCAAAAGATGCAAAAGATGCTTTGGAGTTTGCTTTATGGCATTCAGCTAACCGTACAGAAGTGCCTTTGATACAAGATTTTTCGCCGGGAATTTATATTAGAACAATAAATATCCCAAAAAACTGTACATTTACTACGGAATTACATAAAACAGAGCATTTTTTTGTTATTTTAGAGGGAGAATATTTGGTTTGGACAGATGAGGGGGAACCCGAACATATTGTTGCACCCTGTATGGACAGAACAATTCCGGGGACACGACGTGTAGTACAGACGCTTACCCCTGTAAAATGGATGACAATTCATGCTAACCCAACTAATGAAACAGATGAAGATAAATTGCGTGAAATGATTATTGAAACAGAACGTATAAATCCTTATTTTTAGACTGATAAATCATGGAAGCAAGTAATTTAATAAGAAAGGAAGGTATATCATCACATTTATAGCTGTCGCCGCAATTGGCGGATTGGTAGGTACAGGTATTAGCGCCTACAAAAGTATTAAAGAAGGTCACGACGCAAGCGAGATTAATAAAAATAATCCCCGCCCTACATACAATATACCGCAAGAATATTACGACAACCTGAATATAGCTAATCAGATGGCTCAACAAGGTATTCCACAGCAACAATACAATAACCAAATAAACAATATAGGTCAAAATCAGGCAAGCGCATTAGCCCAACAAAACCGTTCGGCAAATCCAGGCGCTAACTTATCAGCTATTGTACGTCAGGGAGATTTAGCAACAGGGTCATTAAACGCAGCAGATGCAGGGCAACGGGAAAATAATTTACGTTTAGCCATGCAGTCAAGGGGCGATTTAGCGCAACAGAAATTAGCGAAACAGCAGTATAACAAATTTGATAAATATACAGAGCAGTTTAACAAGGCGGCAGCATTACAAGGGGCATCCAATCAAAACTTAGGCAACGCTATTAATGGCGCTACAAGTATAGCTACTAATTTGGCGAAGTATAATTCTACTTTCCCAAATACGACCACAGGAACAACACCCCAATCTTCTCAACCCGCATACGCTACGGGCGACACTCCTGTAGATAACCCGTATGCTACGAACCCTTTTAACAATATGGCGTAATGGGCAATGGGCACTTGAATATAGGAATTGGGCAAGGCGGGGCAACGGTATATGACAATGCGCCTGCTGTACAAAACTTTGCAGATATTGTTGAACAACAAAAACAACAACGTGACGCACAGGTTAAGCAGCTACAAGGCCAATTAGCTAAATCTTCACCCGCAGGCATACGTGAACCTGACAGACAGGGGTATATGGATAAATACTCCCAATTACAGTCGGTTGGCAGGCAAATGATAAATGAGCGTGACCCATATAAAAAAGCGCAATTACAAGCACAAGTTGATAAGGGGTTTCAAGACTTAGGCGGCTATGTAAGCGATAGTAAAGCAGGCGCAGCAAATGAAAAGTTTATACAGCAACAGGGCATAAAGAATAAGGATTTTTACAATACGTTTGCCGATGATGCTCACGATAAGATGATGAAGTCTTTTAATTCACCTCAAAGCAGCCCTGACTACATCAAAGATTTTGGTAGTTTGCAAAGGCAGCCCGATATGGATAAGTTCAACAAAAATATTGATGATATTACAAAAGGTGTAAAAGAAAATGCAGTTGAAGATACAGACCCATTAACGGGCAAATATGTTGCCCCGAAAGAGTTTAAGGCGAGTATTAATGGTCAAACAGGAACTTTTACGCAAAGCACAAAATATGTTAACCAAACTGAGTATGCACACAAGTTGCTTAATTACGTAACTACTAATAAAGATGCGCCTATAATACTTGCTAAAACATATCCGCAAATAGCGCAAGACCCAAATATTCCGCCTGAACAAAAACAGGCTGCTTTGGTGCAGGCGTTTATTAAAGACCATCCCGTAGAAAATATACCAGGGCAATCTAAATATCAAAAGCCTGAAAAGCCTGATAACTTTTATGCTCATGAAGAATGGAAACAATCGCATGGCATAGGGTCGGGTGCGGCAAAAATTACGCCTACATATACCACTTTCGAGGCAGGTAGACAGGGAAATACACAGCAGGCACAACAGTACTTAGATAATAACGTGCCGAAAGGTCAGTTTAAACCGGGCGATAAGCCTGTTATACAAAGCAATCCTGATGGAACACAGACTTTGCATGTGCCTGCCGTGGTAAAATTGGATAAGTCAAAGCAAGCGTACAACGAACAATTAAAATCACAGTATGATAAAAATCCTGAAAAGGCAAATAAAACATTAGGCATGTTCGGTGGGGATAAAGTGCCATTTGAGAAAAGTAGCAAATATAGCAAACTGCAAGACCCGTATACCGAAGTTGAAAAATCAAAAGACATTCCACTTGACCCATCCGACCCAAAATCATATCACGAAACTATGGGTGCTGCATTAAAGCAGTTGAAAGTTCCTGTTAGTGATATTGATAAGGAGGCGCAAGCAACTGTTAGGGGAAAGCAACCGCAGGCTTCTACTAAAAAAGAACAGACATATTCAGCGCAAGGCGGTAAAAAATATACTCATACACAACTAAAAGCAGCGGGGTATACTGATGCTCAGATTGAATTAGCAATAAGTGAAGGGACGTTGAAATAATGGATGAGGTAACTGACCCAAAAGACCCTTTAGGAATATTACCTAAGTCAGCGCCTGCAAAAACAAGCGATGGTGGTGACCCTTTTGGGATATTGCCTAAAAAAGCAGCTACAAATACGCCACATACCAATCAACACAATCAGCCTAATAAACCCATTCTTGACCCAAATGTCGTTAAACAGATTGGGCAACAAAACAGGGACAGGGTTATTAAAGCAGGAGGCAACCCAGCGGAATACGATGCACAATTAAAAGCTAAACATGCGCCAAATAATACGTGG